CTAAATTGCAGCTACCCTCAGCTCCGGCGCCTGTTCCGGCGTCTGGGTAAGCGGTACAACCCACTGCGCCAGGTGGCCGGCCGACAGGTGGGCATACCGCTGCACCATCTCCATCGTTTCCCACCCTCCCAGCTCCTTGAGCACCTGCAGCGGCGTACCGCGTTGCACGTGCCAGCTCGCCCAGGTGTGGCGCAGATCGTGCCAACGGAAGTTGGTGATCTGTGCCCGCTGCAACGCCTTGCGCCAGGCTGCCGTGACGGTCTGATACACCGGGGCGCCCCGGTACACGAACACGCTGTCGACGTGGTCGGGCAGTCGCGGCTTGGGAAACTGGCGCCGCAGGATCGCCACGGCCGTCTCCGACAGCGGCACAGTGATGGCCTTGCGTGCCTTCGCCTGGTCGGGATGAATCCAGGCAACGCGGCGCACCAGGTCAACTTGCGACCACTGCAGGCCTGTCACGTTGGCGCGCCGCAATCCTGTCTCCAGGGCGAAGCGCGCCATGTCGGCCAGGTGCTCGGGTAGCTCGCCAAGCAGCCGTTCGGCCTCCGCCGGCGTCAGCCATCGGATGCGCTTGGCCGTGCCTTTCCGCCGCTTCATCTTGGGCGCGGCATCGATCCACCCCCATTCCGCTGCGGCGTTCAACACGGCCACCAGCACGCCCACAACCCGGCGCACCGTGCCGGCACTGACCGTACCGGGCAATTCCTTCACACCCTCCCGGGTCTTCACCGTGCGCCGCTCGGCGCGCTTGGCGGCGGCAATCGTTTCGATCCGATCCAGATTGATGGCGGCCAGCTCCACGCCTGCCAACCGGCTGTCCAGCCAGCGCAGGTGCGTCCTGGTGGTCTCGATGCTGGAGCGGTCGGCCCGCGCCTCCACGTAGCGCACCACCGCGTCATTCCAGGTGTAGCGCGGGCGTTGCCCGAGCTTCGCCTGGTTCCACAGATCCACCTTTAGGCGGTCGTGGTATTCCTGGGCCTGCGCGCGGTCGCAGGTTCCAGTGCTGCCCTGTAGCGGCGTGCCGCCTCCAGGGGGGTACAGCTTGTAATACCAGTTGTTGCTGCCTTTGCGTTTGAAGAGCGACATGGCTCACCTTCCTTTGCCTGTTCGCCCTGCACAACTCGCGGGACCCATTCTCCGGCGAGGTAACGTTCGAGGGCAATGGTCGAAAACATCCATCGCTTGCCGACTTTGCGGCCTGGCAGCTCGCCGGCCTTGGCCTTGAGCCGCACGGTTTCGGGGTGGGCACCCAGCAGCTTGGCGGCGGCGCCCAGGTCGATCGTGGTGCTGATGCTGGTCATGCCGGCCCCCTTTTTCTGGCGCACGGGGGGAGTACAGGCAGGGCAACCTGTGGATCCGTGGATGAGCACCCCGCCGCACCTAAGCCCTTGTTTAAAAAGAATTTCTCTTCCACGGATTTCCACGGGTTGGCCCTTTCGGACCTGTGGAATCCGTGGACTAAAAAATAGGCAGGTGCCGGAACCCGTGGAAAAACGCCCTCAACCCGTGGATCGTCTTGCGCGCGCCCTGCCTGCCTTCCTCCCTGTTCTTTCTTCTTTTCTTTCAATGATTTAGAGAGAGAGAAAGAAGGAGCAGCGCGGCGGACGACCGAAACGCGACCCGTGGAAAAAACGGGGCAACCCGTGGAAAAACAGCGGCAACCTGTGGGCGTGTTCTCTTGGGGAAACAATGACTTAGCGCAGCCGAGGGCCGATTTCCATGGGTTGTCTGCGCTGCCTGTGATCCCCCATTGGAAAAATCTATGCGGCCCCCTCGCTTCCAACGCTCCGCCGAAGGCTCCCGGCCGGCCGTCTCGTGAAGGGGGTACGGGGGAAACAGCGAGCACGTCGCCGCCGGCGCCGCGCCCTGCTACCGGCAGGACACAATCGCGAAGCGCCACGTGGGCGCTGTAGCGGGCCTTGGCGCGGACTCCGGCCGATGGATTGAAGTGCGCCAAGGCGCAGGTGACAAAGCGGCCTGCGGCCGCGTGGAGCGGTGAGAACAGGATGGCCAGCATTACCACGCCCCCATCAGTGCGCCCAGCACGGCGGGCGCGGCGGCGGCTACCGCCTGGTCGCGCCGCTCGACGGCCGCCAGCAGCACACGCCGGCGGCGTGCCTGCAGCAGAGTGAACCAGCCAGCCAGGCGGGCAGAGCCCCAAACCTTTACGCGGGCATCAGGCGTGCGCATGAATTTCCTCCCGCACAGCAACCGACAGGCCGTAGCCGGCCAGGCGTTTCAGTGAGATGGGCGTGAGGTGTGCCACGCGCCGGCTGAAAATCGTCCGCTCGATTTCCTTGTCGCCGGCGACCACGCCCGCGTTCCAAAGTTGCTTCTTGAACACGCGGTCGGACTTCACTGGCAGGCTGTTCCACTTCTCGCGCAGGGCGTTGCTGTGCGCGATATGGTCCATGATGTGGCTGGTGCGCAGCAGGATGCAGTGTTCGCCGTCCACCGTGTCGAAGGCGCACGGGAAGGTGTACTTGCCCGCATCCACTTCGGATAGCGCGGTCTCCATGATCCAGACCCATGGCTCGCGGTCGGCGCTGGTTTCGGCGATGTGGGTGTTCATCTCGGCCAGCAGGTCGGGGATGAAGTTGCCGGCGGTGTAATCCACGCCCGCAAATTCGGACAGGCAACGCCAGGCCAACAACACGGCCGCATAGTTGGTCAGCATGCGCTTGGCGCCTTCGTCCTGGCCGGACGCGCGGGCCATCTTTGTGCAGAAAGCGAGGATGTCCCGGTACTTGGCCAGCACGGCCGATTTGTCCAGGCCGGCCAAGAATTGCAGCCACTGCTTGACGGGGAAGCGCGGCAGATCGTCGGGCATCATCGGCCCCTTCTTGCCAGTCAACGTCGTGCGCACCAGCTTGCCCAACAGGCTGCGCACGGGCACGTCTTCACCGGCCAGCATCACGGGCGCGCTGATGAGGTATTCCGTCATGTCGGTGCCGCGCTTGGTGACCGTGTACTGGTAGTTCTCCTGCAGGAGGCCCACAGCCTTGTCGATGATTTCCTGCCGGCGCGCGGACAGCTCTTCCCAGCCCACCGGGTGGCTGGTGTGCGACACGCTGGTCAGCAGCCGGAACTCGGTCTGCAGGCTCTGGCCGGAAAACATCGTGAAGGCGAGCGCGCGCTCCAGGCGCTTGATGATGGTCGACTTACCCGCGCCCTTGTCGGCCTGCACCGTCATATGCGGCCAGAAGCCCAACAGCGCCTTGAGGTGCCCCCCAAGCGCCCACACAAGGGGGATGGTGGCTGCGTTCTGCTTGAAGGTGTCTTGGAATGCCTGCAGCACGGTACGGGCGTCCTGTGTTGGGCCGCTCGGGAACGTCAGGTTGTGGTACGGGCACTGTTTCTCCGGCTCGGTGAAATAGCAGTCCGGCCCCTCGTTCACGATCAGCTTGCCGTCGCGCCAGGCCAGCCCCACGAAGTTGGCCGCCTCACGCGCGCCGAGGTCGGCCGTGCGCTCCAGGATATTGACCATGCGCTTGAACGGCGCCGGCGCCCAAATCGGGCCGAACTTGCCCCACAGGTCGGTGTTGTGGAGCTGGTCGTCCATCATCACGCGACGAATGAGCCTGGCGCCGTGGCGCGGTGCCTGCACGGAGACGGCGAAATACACCGTGGGGGACTGGTCGGGGTCACCAGTCATGGTCGATGTGGAGCTGGCGACCGATACCCGGCTGAGGGAGGCGACACGGAAGCCGCAGAGGTCTGTGTAGACCGGCGTTTCCACTTCGCTTTCGCCCTGCCGATCCATCTTGGTGATGTAGCTGGTGAAGTCGGGCTTCACACGGAAGCGCCAGTACTGAGCGAAGTCGTGCGCGGGCAGGTAGACACGGGGGCGCCCCTTGCGGGTGTTGTCGCCCGCCATGCCGGCGATGATCCACGGCTCGAACTTTTCGAGCGCTCGCGCGAGCTGCTCGGCGCCGCGCTCCTTCAGGTAGTCGTTCACGTCGTTGATCGACGCGGCCGAGGTCTTGTCGTCATTCAGCCCGGTCACCCACTCGGATTGGTCGACCAGCATGGCGCTGATGTTCAAGGCGGTCAGGCGTTCGTACAGCTTCCATGCGGCTTCTGGCCCGGGGCGCTGCCCGGCGCGCGGGTGGCCGCTCTCGAACGGTTCGTCATTGTCCATGCAGACGACACACTGCTTGCCCTGAAGGAACGTGAAGTCGATGGCATCGACGTTGGACAGGCCACGCATGGCGAAGGCGGCGGCGCCGGGGAGGTTGCAAGTGTCGATCGACAGCGCGTTGATTGCACTTTCGACCAGGAACACGCGCCGTGCACGCGCCAGGCGGGCCGGGTCCGATGTCCAGCCGTAGCCGTTTTTCTCGCCCTGACTCTGCGTCTTGACGTTGCCGTTCTGCGCGGGGTCCAGATAGCGCATGTCGACGGCCACCACGTGGCCCTGGTTCACTGACTTGACGATGAACGCTGCGGCCGGCCCACCGTAACCGACTTCGCCAGGCTTGCGCTTTGGGCTGGTCCAGGTGTTGTATCCCAAGGTGCGCGCGCGGAAGGCGGCATCGATGGCTGCATCGGCAATGCCGCGGCCCTTCAAATAGTCGCGCACCTGGTCACGCTCCGCATGGCAGCGATCGGCAATCAGCTCCACCAGCGTTTTCTCCCGGCTCTCCTGTCGGCCGGCTGCCTTGTCGAAGGGAATGGCGTACGTCTCGTGCAACCACTTCAGCGCCTCCGATGCATTGCCGCCGCGCGCGAGAATCACCAGGTCGATGCAGGATCCGCCCTCGCCCGAGCTGTGGTCCTTCCAACCGGTGCCGTGCGTCGGATGGTTGACGAAGATGGACAGAGACGGGTTCTTGTCGGCGTGCAGCGGGGAGTGATAGAGCGCCTTGTCGCCGCCGGCGCCGCGCTTGATCCCCAGCCGTTCAGCCAGGTCGTGGAGGTCGATGCGTTTCTTCAGTTCTTCGATTGAGGCCATTACATGGTCTCCGGTGTCACGTTCACCCGAATAGCGAAAACCTGCACGGGCTCAGGGCCGAAGTGCGGGTGGGTGATGGTTTTGATGATGTAGCCGCGCCACGGGCGCGGTAGGCGCCGGGCGCTGTCGTCTCGGCGCGGGTAGCCGCGCGTCAGCTCGATGCGATCGAAGGTCCGCCCCTCCATGCCGCAAGCATTCGTCGCCACTCCGGCGCACTGAAAACCTCGGCGGCAACCTCGACCAGCTCGTCTAGCTCGGCCCAGCGGCCTGCGCGCTTGAGCATGCGCATGTGCCGGCTGACATCGCCGTAGGAGACCCGTTGCCCGTGGCGGATGATGCGGAATCGGTCCAATGCTTCGGGCGCTATCAACGGAAGCGGAAGCTGCGTCATACCCGCTTCCCCGAGTTGCGCTGGATGTACCCCCGCATGGATATATCGCGCTCGGGGTACCACGGCACAGCGCGCACATATCGCGTGCGCCGGCCCACGACACTCAACCAGTACTTGCCGGCCGCGGCCGCACGCCTCGTATCTGCGGCATTGACGAACACGCTGGATCCGGTGCGCGTACCGGCGTTGGTGATCGGGTAAACCTCGAACTTGGGCATGTCACAGGATCTCCGGCACGGACGGTTGCGCGTCAGACGCGGCCACCCAGTCTTTGCCATTCCAGCGAGCAAAGCGCGTGAGTTGCTGGTGGTAGTAGTCGCGGCCCTGGATGTTCCACACCGGCACCGGTACGCCCCGCATCCAGCGCTGGATGATTTCGCGACCAACCAGCTCGGCGAACTCGCCGGCGTCATGGTCGCCATGCGCTGCCGGCTGACACTGCGCGACGTACCAAAGTGCGGCGACGTATTCGTCCGTCCGGCTGGGCAAGCAGGCGGTGTCAATCTCGAAGGTGATGGTCTTTTTCATGGTCGTGGCTTGGAGAGGGTCAGTCGTCCAGATCGCCGGCGGCGCGGCGCTTCAGATCGACAGCGGGTGGATTGGTCGGGCGCGAGCGCCGGCGGAACTTGGGCGCCAGCGCGCTTGCGGCCGCGGTGACTGCCGCCCGCAGTTGGGGCGGCATGGCCTCGTAGGGAGTGGTCAGACGCAGGAAGCGGTGAGCCCACCGCACGTCCGATTCGGTGACGGCATGTTTAGCCATGGCAGCGGCTCCCGAAGCCCTTCCACACGCCGTGGCCGTAGCACAGCGTGAAGAAAACACTGGCCGTGAACATCCCGCCCTCGCCGCTCACGTGCGTCAGGTACAGCCAGGCGGGCTGGCCTAGCAAACCGACCAGCGCGCCCCAGCGCTGAGTGCGCTGGTCGTAGTTCATTAAGGCCACCGACACCATGGCCGACAACAGCATCCAGAGGTCAACAAGGGCGAGCATCACAGCACCCCACGGAAGAGGCACAGTGCAGCAAGGGCAACCACGAAAGGAACCGTCGCCGCGCACAGCATGTGGCGGCAGCCGTGCTTCGTTTCGCATTGCTCGATGGACGCGGCGGTTCGGGTCAACCAGACGCAGAACACCCCGACGCTAGCAACCATGGCTGCCAGCGTGACAGCAAGGACGAAGGCCTGCGCGGTAGTCATACCGTCCTCCCGATCGGGCGGGCGGTCCCGCTGCAGGCGTGCATGCCTTGCGCCTCCAGGGCAACCAGCACGCGAACGATTGCGTCGAAGCTCGACGCGGCGATTATGGGGACCGACAGGCTCCGACCACCAGTGGCAATGCAGACGATGAAGGGCTTCATTCGGCCACCTCATCGGGCGACGGAAGCACTACGGCTTCGCCAGCGGCCAGCGCCGCGCAACCTTCGTCGAGGTGGATACGCAGCTCCACCTCGGGACCATTGGCCATGTGGACGATGATCGACTGGATGGCGTACACCCGATCGCCGCCGCTAACTGAGCGGAACTTTCTGAACTCCACGGCGCCAACGGTGATCCGAGCAGCCGAACACAAGGAAGTGACGATAGACATGTCCGCCCCTCAAGCCACGTTGGGCAGGATCCGTTGATGAGCGATCGGGGCGAGCGCGCCGATCGGCAGTACCTGGATGCCCAGCAGGCGGGAGACGTGCACCAGGTTTGCGTAAAGCTCCAACGCCACGGGAAGCGCGCGAGTAACGCCCAGTTCCTTCACCAACGCGCCGCGGTAGCGCAGCGCCGCCAGGTGCTGCGGCACAGTCAGCGCGGCCACCTTGCGCGGCAGTTGCCGCCCCTCCAGCACGTCCAGCACCCAGCGGCGAAACGCCTTGGCGCGCTCCGTACGCGCCAGCATGCCCAGCAGGTAGCAGCCGCGCGGGCTGAAGATGCGCACCGGCTGACGGCCGCCGGCGGTGTTCAGCTCGACCACCTGGGTCATCTCTGGAGTGAACTCGTCTGCGTTGCGCTCGTACAGTTCGGCGATGCTGGCCCGGTGGTTCTTGTAGCCCAAGGCGCTCGCAATTTGCGAGCCCCTCAGCCACGGTACGTTGTGTAGGTCGACCACATCGAACTCGATGTCCTCGAACACCAGGACAGTGGAATCTGGAAGGTGTTGCATGGCGAAACTCCGGGGCAAAGCCGCATAGGCGGCAGTTTTTGGGCAAAAAAAGCCCCTCACGCCTTGCAAGGCGCGAAAAAAACGTGAGGGGAAGAGGATTAGGGGGCTACGCGGTCAGCCGGGCAGCAGGTCGAGCTGGCGCGGGTTTCCGGGCAGCAAGCGGGCGCGGCCGGCGGGGAGGTAAGCCTTCGGGTTCGGCTTCATGCTCGGCGCGATGGTGTTGACAGCGGAGAGAATGGCCCGACAGGTGTAGGCGCATTCCACGTCGGGGCACTGGAAATACAGCTCGCGCGACAGCAGCGACAACTCGCGGCTGGTGCGGATGTGCATGCGAGCGGCGCAATGCGGGCACGTCATTTTCATTGCTTGATCTCCAGGGGAACTACAAGCCGCAGGGAGCGGCGCTTACCGGTCATACGTTCGGCGGTGTTTCTAAGGGATGTCTTCACGAGCCATTCCGCGGCTTGGCTGATGGTGGCAAGGCCTTGCTGTTGGCGCACCTGCTCCAACACCTGCAGCTCTTCTTCGGTGATACACAGCTCAATCTCCGACATCGTTTCAGCGGCTACTTGGCGTCTTCAGTTAAGCGCTGCACGGCTCTACAGTGGAGTCACTGGCGCACAGCTGCGTTGCTTCCTTGAGCAAAACACGACGAGCGAGCGCCGCAGGTTGCTCACCAACAAGGTTGGCCAGCGAGATAAAAAAGGCGAACTCGTAGTCATCAAGTCGGATGGTGATGCGGTGGTCGCGCACCTTCTTCGGATCGGGATACATGGGCGTCGATGTAGGGAAGTCACGAGGCATGGGGGAATCGGTCGCCGCCATCTGCCGCCATGGCTCGGACAATGAACTGGCGAGCCATGTTGGATAGCGTTCGACCTTCCGCCGCCGCGCGCGCCTTCAGCTCTGCCAGTTCTGCGGGCCGCAGATTCACCAGCACGCGAGAGCGAGCACCATTTGGACAGCGTTCCCGCAAGGCGTCGGCGGTGGTCATGGTGATATGCTTGTGAGTCAAGTGGATTCACAAGCATTATCTGCACAATTGTGCAGGTTTGCAAGGGCTATAAGCATGAAAATGCACTACGGAGACCGGCTCGCGGAGGAGCGCGGTCGGCTCGGCTTGTCTCAAATCGAAATGGCGCAGTCTGGTGGGGTGTCAGCGAGGACCTACGCCTACTACGAGTCCGGCGAACGCGAGCCGGGTATTGAGTCCCTCAACAGTTGGCATGCCATCGGGGCTGACGTTCTATATATCGTCCTGGGCCTGCATATGCCGACGTTGCTGTCCAGCGAAGAGGAGCAAATCCTGAACGGCTACCGCAAGCTCGACGAGCGCGGTCGCGCGGGGGTCCTTGCCCTAATAGGTGGTATGCAACCACCGCCGCGAGAGAGAGCATCCATTCGTGTCGGCGGCAACGTGGGGCAATACGTAGAAGGCAACCAGACAGGCACCGTCAACATCGACATGAGCAAGCTGGATAAGAAGAGTTGATTAGAGCGGTGCGCGCATGCGCGACACCGCCGACCAGCACTGGCAGTAAGCAGGCCCGCCTACACAACAAACACACGGCGGGCCTTTTTTTGGGGAGCGTCTTTCAGGAGGGAGTATTTTTGCGCCCGACCACGGCGCACTCGCAGTCAGTACAAGCAATGCAAAACGAAAATATCGTAGTGAAGGGGGATGCTGGTCAGGTTGTCGCGGGCGACGCCACACACGATGGCGCATCGGCGACCAACCACCTGAGCAACGTCATCACAATCAACAACGGCAAGGGCGATCAGGCACCCGAGCCCAGCAGGAAAATCAACGATCTACAACGCAGGCGGATCGCCTCGAAAGTGCACGAGGTGATGAACGCGACCGGTATGGAAAAGCTGGAGGTGTACCGGATCATCCTGACCGATTTCGGGCTCGACGAGATACGGGACTTGCCACGCAACCAGTTCAAAGCCGTCATGGAAATGCTGGAGCGGTGGATTGCCGAGGAGAGCGAGGAACCAGTCATCGAGACCAGCTCCGCCCCTGCATCTTCGGAGAGGGAGAGCCAGGTGATTCCCGACGTTCCCTGTATCGGCTGTACGGCAGTCGAAAGCCGGCTCACGCGCATGCGCCGGTGGATGATCGCTGCCGTAAGTCTCGCGCTGGCGGCCGGCGGAGCGGCCGGGTATGCAGTGTTCACACCTGCCAGAGTATCGGCCGGCACGCCGGCCAACGGCAGCGCAATTGCGATCGCGGGTAGCTCAGCCACGTGCCAGCATGACGGCAAGGTCTATTCGCGTGGCAGCGTGACGCGGATGAGTGACAACACGCTTTACGTCTGCTCCGCGTCTGACAATGGCGCCGCGTCCTGGGAGGTGGCACGCGACGCCGCCAAGCGCCGCAACGCCAGCTCGTGATAGGCGGGCTCCAGCTCACACCCGATCCACTGGTGGCCGGCCTCCTGGGCGGCCACCAGGAATGTCCCCGACCCGGCGAACGGATCGCACACGACGGCACCCGGTGGCACTAGGCGCACGACCTCACGCGCGAGCGCCAGCGGCTTTTCGGTCATGTGCTGCTTGGGAAGCGGCAAGCGTTCCGGAAACACGCCAGGCAGGAACACCGGATTGCCGGCCGGCACCGCGCCCTTCGTCGCCCACACCATGAACTCGGCCTGCGCCGAGAAGCCGCCCGAACGAGGCCGCGCGCGGCCGGCCGTCTTGTCCCACACCGCCACGCCGCGCCAGATGTAGCCCGCCCCCTGAATGGCATCGGTCAGACTCGGCAGTTGGCGCCAGTCGGTGAAGCACACCAGGTAACCACCCTCCTTGGTCGCACGGTAGGCCTCGGCCAGCCAGGTCATGCACCAGAACGTCCAGGACCGTTGGTCCTTGTTGTCATGGCCGAAAGTGGCGTACTGAGTTCGCACACCAGAATTGATGTATTTCGTCCCAGGCGCCTGCGTGCGTACGCCGGCATGCAAGCCGCCCGACGAATACGGCGGGTCCGTGAAGAACAGGTCGACCGATGCATCGGGCAGGTCGCGCAACACGTCCAGGGCGTTGCTACGGTGCAGGTGGTTGAGCTGCGCGGCAGCGCGAGCGTTCGTGGTCATGGGTGGGGTCTCCACTGTACGAAGCTCGGCGGCTCTCTGGTGCGGGGCGCTCGGCCCTCAAAACGTTCATGGTCCCGCAACGCGGGCATTTGATGGCAAGGCGCACGTATTCACCTGCGCCGAGTTTGCGGTGGCACGCACCGCAACGGATGTCCTGCATGAATGGCTGTTCCTGCTGTGCTAGGATGCCGGCGCCTCGCGAGGTGGCGCGGCCCTAGCCGGTCTGGCAGGCCCGATCTGCTAGAGCGGGTCGTGGTGGGTGCTCCAACACCCGCCACGTCGCCGCGTCTTTCTTCCCTCGGCTGGCGGTTCCCGCCAGCCTGCCCCTTGCGAGGCTCCCCATTTCACACGCTGGCCGTCACGGCGACAGCCCGGCGCTCCAGGGACAGCGCCAGGATGCCGCACGCGCGCGCGCAAAGCACCGCCAGCCTGTTGTCGATCCCCCCGCTACAACACGACAACGCCGGCACCATCACCCGGCGGTCGTACCCGATTCTTCCAACTTCTCCGGCTGGATCTCCAGCTCCAGCGAGCTGGTGTAGCCGCGATCGTTCAGGCTGTGCGTTACCTTGCCGACGCTCCACTGCGTATTGTCGATGTCCTTCTTCCACCCGCTCACGCTCGCATGCAGTGAGGGAAACAGGTCCGGCCGGCCGCGCGCCAGCGTGATCGAGAAGGTAGCGACGCCGCGCTGAATCCTGCGCCACGCGGCGCGCGCGCCGCGCTCGGCGTTGGCCTTCGATGCATAGGTGTGGCGCAGCACCTTCACGTTATCCGGGTTGGGCTGCGCGGCCACCGTCGCGGCCTTCTTCGTCTTCTTCTTCACCTTGCCGTCCCGCTTCTCTTTCGTGACGGTGGCGTTGGAGGCGTCAACCACCACTTCGCCGCGCGTGCCGGCGCGGGTGTCCTGGTAGTAGGCCTTCACGCCGTTGTAGTTCTCCCGATCGGCCACCAGGAAGGTATGCGTGTCGCCTGCCTCCCGGGTGATGCTGACCTTCGGCAAGGAGAGGCCGGATCCGCTGGTCGGCTCGCCGGCGGGGATGAACAGCAGTGTCCCGTTCTTCACGGTGGCGATGGCATCGAAATCGCGCGCCAGGCGCGTCAGGAAGCTGGCGTCCGACTCGCCCGTCTGGTCCACATGGGCGATGACCTTGCCGGCCAGCTTCTTGCTCACCATGGACGTGAGCTTGTTGCGGGTGGCAATCGCCTGCACGATGGCGCCGACGGTCTTGCCGGCGTAGGAGTTGTCCCGCCTGGTGGTGAGGCCGCCGTCCAGCTCCACACTACGCGCGCGGATCGTGAGGCGATCCGGCGGGCCGGTGTGCTCCAGCTCGTCCACCTTGAACGTGCCCTTGTCCACCACGCCGGTATCCGCCCAGCCGATCGACAGCGCCAGGCGCACGCCTTTCGCCGGCAGCTCCAGCAGGCCGTCGCTGTCGTCCAGCTCGATGTCGAGCTGGTCCGCCTCGAAGCCTGGGTTGTCGGTGAGCGTCAGTCCAATCAATCGGTCTTGGAAGCGGCCGGTGATGTCCTTGTCGCCGACCTTCAGCCGGTAGATGGGCTTCGGTTCGGTATCGCTGGTGAGCATCGCGGCCGTCACGACAGGGCCTTCGTCACCGTGGTCACGACCTTGGACAGCAGGTCATCATCGACGCGCGTCAGCTTGATCGTGAAATCGACCGCGCGGGCCGCGCCGTCCTGGAAGAAGTAGGTACGCTTCACGTCCATGCTCTCGATGACGTACTGCCCGTAGTAGTGGCCGGTGCCCTCGATCAGCGTGTAGGCATCGCCGGTGTTCGCCATGGCCTCCAGCGCGGCCAGCGTCCACTCGCCGCCGGTGAGTTCCGGCAACAGCTTGCCGGACAGCGTGATCGTCTCGTCGTCCTGCCCGGTGAACTGGCGGGCCGGCCGCCGGCCGACCCGGTTGTTCGACGGGTGCCGCCAGCCGACCTGGCGCTGAAACTCCTGGTAGGGGGCCGTGTCCAGGCTGAACACAAACAGCCCCAGTGCCATCATCATGGTCAATCCGTATCGGTGAGGCGCGAGCGTCCACGCGCCGCGCGTTGGTTCTCGATCTGGCGCAACCGGTCTTCCACCAGGCGCGCAATCAGCCGTTCATCGCTACCCGCCGGCGGGTTGATGACGATGGTGATGGGCGCGGCGGCAGCCGGCGCCGCGGTGCCAGCACCCGAGCTGGCGACCAGCGGCGGCCGGGTGTCGAAGCGCACCGGCGATGCGACGGCCGGCGACGCACCGATGGCGATGCCGGCGCCGATGCCGGTCATCCTGGCGGCCACCCGCTGAACGGCCTGCAGCGGCCCCTCCTGGCCGCGCGTGAGGCCTTCGCCGAGGCCTGCCATGGTGAACCCGCCCAGCTCTGCGAAGACGCGGGATGGCGAGTGGATGCCCAGCAGGCTCTTGAAGGCCGTGATCGCACCGCTTGCCACGCTGCCCACGGCATCCGTGACCCAGCCGATGGCGCTGCGGATGCCGTTGGCCAGGCCCTGCACGATGTTGGCGCCGAACTCGGTGAACTTGGCCGGCACGTCGAACCCGAACCACTGCAACACCGGCGCGAGCGCGGCGTAGAACAGGCCCGCCGGCGACCAGTTCAGGATCAGCGCGGACACGCCGGCGATGCCGCCGTCGAACGCCGTCTTCACCTGCTGCCACAGCCCCGAGAAGAACTCGCTGATCGGCTCCCAGTACCGGTAGATCAGGTAGGCCGCGACCGCAATTGCCGTCACCAGCAGGCCAATCGGGTTCATCAGCAGCACCCGGCCCAGCACCGCCACGGCGCGCATGACCACATTGAAGGCGCCTGCCAGGCTGCGCAGCACGCCCGACAGCACGCCGCCCGTAACGCCCAGCCTGGCGCACAAGATGTGCAGCATGGCGTAGGGACCCAGCACGGATGCCACGGCCAGCATGATCGGCCCCAGCACCAGCAGGGAGGCCGCCAGCGCGCCGACCGCGACGGCGGCGGCCTTGGCCAGCGTTGGGTGGTTCTCCATGAACGAGGTGACGCCCTCGGCGGCCTTGCCGACCAGCTCCAGGCCGCGCGCGTACAGCGGCAACACCTTTTCGCCCAGCGCTTTCTCCAGGTCGTGCACCTTCGCCAGCGTGTCCAGCTCCTGGCCTTGGGCTGTGCCCTTTGCCCTGGTTTCAAGCTGATCGATGCCGGCGGCGCCTTCGTTCAGGCGCATGTTCTTGTGGATCTGCTGGCGCTGCAGGTACATCTGAGCGAACAGGCCCGCCGCCGTGCGATTGGAGAAGATGCTGCCGATTGCGTCCTCGACCTGCTTGCGGTCGGTGATGCCCTTGGCGGCCAGCGTCGGCAGCAGCACCTTCTCCAGCCACGCGAACTGGTTCTGGCGGAACAGGTCCGCGCCCTTGAGCGCCCCCGGGTCCATGAACGACACCTGCCCGGCCTTGTCTTCCTTGACCTTGCTGCGGTCGGCGATCAGGCCGAAGTTGTCCAGGTTGTGCAGCGCGCGCTTCGTCGTCTTGCCTTGGTACAGGTTCTGATACGCGCTCATCATGGCCGTCCCCACGCGGTTGCCGCCCATCTCCTGCACCAGCGGCTCCAGCGTGTAGTAGAACGCCTTGTCATCGGCACCCTTGGCGGCGAGACCGCCGGTCTTGATGACGTTGAGCCATTCGTCCGCCTGCACGCGCCCGCCGGTCGCCGTGATGACCTTCTGCACCATGTCGGCTTGCTTCTTGAACTCGCCTTCGCTCACCAGGCCGCCGCGCAGCTCAATGACCTTGAGCATATCCACGAACTTGCGCTCGTTCTCGGCGCCGTCCGCCTGGCCGAACACGGCTGCGTTGGCGAACTTCATCTTGGCGAGCGTCGGCATCACCAGCTCGGCGTGGTGCGTGTCCGCAAACACGCTCATGGCGTCGCGCATCAGCTCGGCCTTCTCGACCTGGCTGACGCCGTAGGCCTTCATCTTCTCGGCGAAGGCCAGCGCTTCCTTGGTGGACTCGTCGCCCAGGCCAAGCGCGCCGATGCGTACCCGCTCCAGGTCGTAGTGCTTGGCCTCGCCCAGGCCCTTGAGCAACGGGGCGCCGGCCGCCATGCCAGCCGCGGTGGCGCCCGCGCCGGCGGCGGCCACGCTCCCGGCCCGCGCGCGCACCTTGTCCGCCGCCTGGTGCGCGGCGGCCATGCGGCGCTGCTGCGCGGTCACGGCCGCCATGCGCTGGGTCTGCGCCTCCAGCTGTTCGTTGGTGCTGGCGATGCGGCTGCGCAGCGCGCGCTGTTGCTGCGCCAGGTTCTGCGTGCCGATACCGGCTTCCGCCAGCCGCCCGCGCACCTGGTGCAGTTTTTCAGACAATTCCGATTGCTTTGACTTGAGCGCCTGTGCCTCGCGCCGGGCAGCCTCGAATGCTTTTGAGAGCGCGGTGGATGGCTCGCTGGTCTGCTTGAGCTGGCGTGCCAGCTCATCCGCCCGCCCGCGCACCGCCTTCAGTTGGTTGCCGGTGATGGCCGCATCGCGCGACAGCTTGCGGAAGGTGTCGATGCCGGCCTGTGTGCGCTCCAGGTCCTTGAGCTGGGCGCGCGTGGCCTTCACGGCCCGGGCCAGGTCGTTGTTGGCGTTCATCAGGTTGCGCAGCGGCCGCGTGGCTTTGTCCACGGCGGCCAGCACCACCTCCAGGCGCAGGCGGCGGGCGTCGCTCATTCCTCGGCCCCGCTACGTTCGCGCGCGCGTTCGCGCCACTCCATCAGCTCAACGATACCCATGGCGTACAGCTCGTCCAGGCGGAAGGAGAAGATCACGCCGATGTCTGCGGCGGCATCTTCGACTCGTTCGGGAAGGTGTCCTGCTGCTGCGCCTTCGTGAGCAAAAAACCGGTCACCTCGACGGCCAGCTGGGTCAGGTCGGCCGGATCCAGCTTGCTCACATCGGCGGTGGTCAGCGTCGGCGTGGTGATGCGCGGCAGCACCGTGTGCAGGGCAGTCACGTCCATGCGCATCAGATCCATCAGGCTCACGCCGCGCAGCTCGCCGGCGCCGGGCTTGCGCACGGTGATCGCGCTGATCGTCTGCTCCCCGCGCGTGATCGGGGTGTCCAAGGTGATGGTTGCCGTTTTTTTTTCCATGGTGGTCAAAGCGATGAAGAGTTGAGGTGTGCCCGGGCGGGTCCACCGGCCCAGGCGAGGTAGGCGGCGCCCGGGTTACAGGCCGATGGCGCGGCGCTGCGCGGCCAAGCGGTCCACGCCAAAGACGATCTCGATGAAGTTCACGAAATCCAGCTCGCACCAGACTTCGCCGTTGACGCTCAGCTTGTAGTAGGACAGAGAGGACTTGACCTTGAAGGCACCCTTGTCGCCGGCCTTGGCGGAGCCGAAGTCGATTTCGGTATGCCGACCACGCACGACGATCTCCATCGCATCGACTTCGCTGGTTTCCTCGCGCTGGTAGGAGCCCGCGAAGCGGATCATGGCGCCGTCGACGGTGGTGGTGCCGTACTGCTTGAGGATTTCGCGCATCGGACCGCCGTAGGTGGTTTCCAGCTCCAGCTTCTCGTTGCCCATATCGATCTCGATGGGGCCGTTCATGCCGCCGGCGCGGTATTCCTCCAGCTTGCGCGCGAGCTTGGGCAGGGTGATTTCTTCGCATTCGCCGGCGTGGCTCACACCATCCGCGAAGACGTTGAAATGTTTGAGTTTGCGTGGCAGGGCCATAGTGATTCCTTGTCAGATGGTGGCGCGCAGCTCAAGCCGCCTTGACGGCTTCGGCGAACTGCATCAGGTAGCGGTCGGTGATGCGCTGGCGGAACGTGAGGTCTTCCAGCGGCGGGACGGGCGTGTAGTCGTAGTCGATGGCAAGCTGGCCGGCCTTCAGCGTGTCCTTGGTGTTGGCTTCCGAGTCGAACCACGCGGCACCGCCCAACAGGTAGCCGTTGCGGGTCAGCACGCGCAGCTTGGCGTTGATGGCCTCCAACAGATCGCGCACCAGCGTCGGCGTCATCGGCAGATCGTTTGCCCACATGTGGGCTTCCGCCATGGTGTCGGCCAGCACCTGGGCGGTGCGGGTGTAGTTCTCGAAGGCGAACAGCGGATCCGCGCTGCACGTGCGGGAGCCCCAGAAGCGGTAGCCGTCGCGGTGAACCAGCGTGGTCACCTCGTTGGCGTTCAGGTAGCCCGCGTCGGTGGCCGGGTCCTGGAGGTCCCAGAACACGTCGCGCGACAGGCCGGTCACGCCGTCCACGGCCACGTTGGAAAGGGTCTTGTGCCAGCCGGTGTCGTTGTCGATCTTGGCGCGCAGGCCGACCGCGCGGGCCGTGGCCCACAGGGTGGTCTCGGCATTGGCGGCGGTATCCCAGCCGACGAAATCCGGCCAGATCACCATCGCTTCGCGCTGGCCGAAGTTGCTGCGGTAGGCGACGGCCTCTTCTTTGGTTTGGCAGCCGTACGCCGACAGGTAGGTGAAGGCGCGCAGCTTCCTGGCGATGCTGACCAGCTCGGTCCCCACGGGCAGGCTGTCGAGCCCCGGGACGGCCAGGATGCGCGGCGCGACGCCGAAGCGGTTGCGGGCGGCCAGCAACGCCTTCATGCCGGTGTACCGGCCGGCCGCGTTGGTGGTACCGATCAGGTTGGATGTGGTCTCGGCCTCGGAAGCGCCACCGGCGACGCGCACCACGACCGTGAGCGGGTTGGTCTGGTCGGTGATGGCGTCGAGCGTGCGGGCGAGCGTGCCTTTGTTGCCGGCCTTGCCGATGTAGGCCTGCGGGTTGGTCAGCAGGACGGGGGTGTCGAGCGGGAAGGCGGCCGCGTCGGCATCGTCGGCGGTGCAGACGATGCCGGCCACGGCCGTCTCGATGGTGCGGATGGGGCGCGTGCCGTCGTTGAGTTCAACGACGCGCACGCCGTGGTGGTAGTCGGTTGGCATGCAGTCCTCCGGGATGGGCCGACGATGGATCGTCCCGGTAGGATGCTGCGCACGCGCGAGGAAGTCGCGCGCGTGCTGTTGTGGCGGCGCGCGCTACAACAAGACGTCGGCCGAGGCCTGCTGATTGAGCGGCGCGAGCATCCACAAATGCTGCGGTGTCACGCGCCGCACGCAGTCCGCGCGGAACAGCGGCTCGCCCGCCAGGTGGAATGACCAGGCCAGCAGTTCACTACAGAACCACGCATCGGTCTGCTGCCAATCCCGGTGCAGGCCGATGCCGAGCACGGCGGTGTAGTCGTAGGGCTTGCCGATCTGGCCGGCCGCCGCCGCGATGATCCGGGCCGGGTCGCACGCCGGCATCGTCGCCAGCTCATACCGGTCCGCTTGCTGGATGGCCTCGGCCAGCGGCACGCGGCGCACGCCGTGACCGGGCACCGACTCGATGACCTGGTCGCCGTCCACCATAGCGACATGGCTCCACGCCGACCATGTGCACGCGCGGATCGCCCAGCTCAGGGGGCCGTTGGTAGTGGTGAAAAGTAGCTGGACGCTGCTCATGCTTGTCCCCCGCTCATGCCCTCCAAAACGCCGCGCATGCCTGCAATCGCCTGCTCGGCGGCCGTGCGTGCGGCGTCCTCCGATGCCGCGTTGCGGATGCGCTCTTTGCCCGCGAGGCGGAGCGACCGAATGCCGTACAGGGCAGCATTCCACGCGGCATGCATCGCCAGGATTTCGTCGGCGGCCGCCCGGGTGGTCGAGCCCTTGGCGTCGGCGGCACTCTGCACCGCTGGCGGCGCGTCACCCGCGTAGCCGGCGGCCTGGTACGCCTGCGCCTCGTCGGCGGCGCGCTGGTATTCGACCACGCGCAACGGATCTCCGACTACCGCCAGGCGGACCGCATCGGCCGCGGCGTCGAGCTGGTCGCACAGGCGCTGCCTCAGCGCCACCAGCTGCGAGGCCTTCAGCTGGGCGTCCTCGATCCACTGCCCGGCCTTCCAGACGTGTGCAGCGCTAGGCCGTGCGGTTTCGGTGGCGCTCACGTCCGCCGGTGTCGTGCCGATCTCGGCGATGGTGACGGCAGAGCCATCCGCCTTGGAGAACAGGGCAACGCCGCGCCAGTCGGCCGCGACGCTCCAGCTGCCGTCGCGGAAGACGGCCACCTCGTGCGGGCCGGCCTCGGGCGGCGCCTGGTCGGTGGCGTGGGCCGGGATGAGCACGACGCCCGGTTCGAGCGGCGAGTGGTCCGCCGGCGAGCTGCCCGCGTATTCGCCGGTGGTGGGGTGGTAGTGGTAGACGGTGTCGGTCATGGCGTCGATCGGTCAGTACTTGATGCAGGGGAGGAACGCGACATTGCGCGGGCGGGCCATGTTGATGAACCCCTTGTTGTTGGCATCAACGAAGGTTGCGGCCGAGGAGTCGTACATCGTGAGCGGGAAGGCGCCGACCCAAGGGTCGGCGATGTTCGACCAGGCCACGTTGGTGCCGTCGCCCAGCGCCGTGATGTTGAAACTGGCGATGCCGCCCACGTCGTCATGCACGACCGGGGAGCCGGACTGCCACGTGCCGATTCCGCGGCCGCTATCCACGCCGCGCCCGTCATCCCAGCCGCGCAGGAATTCGCCGCGCAGGTCCGGGAGGTTGAACGTGGTGGCGCCATCGCCAGCGCCGAACGTGGTGCCAATCTCGGCATACAGCGCCGCGTAGGTCGTACGACTGACCGCCGCGCCGTTGGCCTTGAGCCATCCGTTCGGGGCTGTGGAGCGCGCGAAATACCCGATCAGCCCCGCCTGGCCCACCAGCTGCCGCCAGGCGGTCCACGTGCCGCTGCTGGCGCGGTAGCGCGTGAACACTTCGTTGTCCGACGAGTGGACGATCTGGAAAACCATCGTCGCACTCTCCCGCCATACCTTGAGCACGCCGTGGCTGCTCGGCGCATTGGCGCTATCGCTGGTGTAGTAGTACTCGCCCGGGGTCACCAGCGCATTGAGGTCGCCCACGGCCTTATTGCTGGTCGCCAGGTCGGCGCCGATGCCGGCGGCCAGCCCCTGCGCGGCCGTGACGGCATCCGTGATGCCATACCCAGAGAGCGTGGTGGGATTGGTGCCGCCGGTGACCTGGCCGCGGCTGTTCACGGTGACGCTGCGATACGTGCCGGCCGCCACGCCCGTCTTGCCGCTCACCAGCTCGAAGGCGAGCGCCGTGGTGCCAATCGTGATCGGCGCGTCGGTGGCGAGCTGCCACAGGGAATCGCCGTTGGCCGCCCCCGCCTCGACTGGCACCAGCATGCCGGGGGTCACCTCCAGCGCGGCGTCTGCATCGGCCGCACGCGCCCAGGCGCCGGCCGCCGCAACGTAGATGCCGTTGTCCTTGCCCGCGTTCTGGTCCTTGACCAGCACCCGGTCGCCGGCGGCGAGCGTCACGCCGTCGACGGTCAGCAGCCCGGAGAGCGCGGCCAGGTTGGCGGTGGTGGCAATGCGCACCGATGGCTTGCCGTCCAACTTCGCCAGCTCGGCGGCGATGGTCGTGTCGACGTACTGCCGCGTCGCCAGCACGATCGCCGGGTCGATTTTCAGCTCGACGGCCGCGCCGGAGGCCGACAGCACCACCATGCGCACGGACTGCGTGCGGCCGGACCCTTCGGCCAGCTGCGGCTTGTAGGTCTCCGGGCAATTGCCGTAGTAGGCGAGCGTGCCGTCCGCATCGATGAGACCCAACTCACGAATCCACCAGCCGCCTATGGTCTCCGGGATCACCAGCTCGGCCACGAACTGCCCGGGGTTGGCCTGGTCCTGCCAGATCGCGTTGATCTGGGCGCGGTAGCGCTCGTTGACCAGCGCGGCGCGGTCACGGTCGGGCGTCGGCAGCGCGCCGCCGCCATCACCCACGGCGATGTGCGTGTACTTGCGCGCCTGGCCGAGTGCCTTGGCGTTGGCGTCGCGGGCCTCGCCGGCTGCGGTCGGAACGATAAAGAAGGTCTGGGGCATGGCGTTCTACTGAGAGACGGTCAGGGTGTCGATGTCGTGGGAAGCGCTGGAAAGAGGCGCGGTACCGCTCACAACGATGTCGGGCGGAGCGTAGGGGTAGACGGTCAGCACATCGCCCAGGTAGGCGGCGGCGCTGGTGGCTTGGGTGCCGCGCGCCTCGATGCTGATCTGGAGGCCGAGCATGGGCCGGGAACAGGGTTTCGCGTCATCGATGAGCCGTTCCAGCTCGGCGTACATGGCCTCGTCGATGCCGGTTTGCAGGACACCAACCTCCAGCCGGAACGACCCGCGCGGGCCGGGCGGGTTGGTCTGCCACCACTCGATCACGCGAATGAGGAAGCCCAGCGGTTCCACCGCGCGGCGCAGCGCGCCGATCGTGCCTTTCTTGCGGTGCACGAAATACGAGGCGGCCGTCACGGCGCGCTTGGTGGCGAGCGGCCAGGCCGGGTTCCAGCGGTCCACGGAAAACGACCAGGCCAGGAAGGGCAACAGCTCGGCCGGGCAGGTGGCCGGGTTCCACAGGTCGCGCAGCGGCACCGGCACGCGCTCGATGCGCGCACCCGCCTGGGCGGCGCGGCGCTCCAGCGGCGTCGCGTTCGGCGGCAACAGGGTTGCGCTACTCACTGGTGCCCCCGTTGACGATATCCATGCCGGTGCAGTAGCCCGCCTGCGTCAGATCGAGCGCGATGTCTTCGGCCGGTTCGTGCAGCACCAGCTTTTCCACGCCCTCCACATGCAGCGCCGCCGTGATCGCCGAGCGGTTGATGTCGCGACCGATGCGCCGCCGCGTGGTGCGGTAGGTGTCGGCCCGCTTTCCAGCCGCGTCCAGGATCGGCTCGGCCGCCGGTCCCGATGCCAAGTACAGCGTGGCACGGATGCGGTACGGGACGATGGTGACGGATTGCACCGTCAGGCGGTCGCCGAGCGGCCGGGTGTCGTCATCGCTCAGCGCGGCGCGCACGGCGTTCAGCAGGCTCTCGTCGGCGGTGCCGTCGCCCATGTGCGACAGTACCGAGACCACCACCTCCGCGCCGGCCGGGCTGATCGCGCGTGCGTCCGCCACCCGGCCGTCAGCCGAGCGCGCGAACTGCTCGTAGGCCTTGGTCGGGCCAGCGACGGACAGCCCTTCAAACGCTTCCTGTGTGCGCTCGCGCAGCGAGTCGTCGCCCTCCATCACGGCAGGCGTCGGCGGCACGGTGGTGTCGTCAGCCGGCGTGATGGTCAAGCGCTGCACGTTGAAGTTCGCCGCAATCTGCTCCAGGTCTTCCCCTTCGGCGAAGGCCAGCATGACCCCGCGCGCCGCGTCGTTCACGCGCTGGCGCCACACCAGCTCGCGGTAGGCGCTCTCCTGCAAAAGCTTGGTGATCGGCTCGGATTCCAGCTCCAGCGTGGCGCGCGCGGCGTCCCGCTGGTCGGCGGGGTGCAGCGACACAAAGTGGTCTTTGCGCTCGGCCAGGATGGCTTCGTAGTCGAGCGTTTCGACCACGGCCGGCGCCGGCAGCTGCGACAGGTCGATGATGGCCATGGTCAGCTCCGAAGGGGCACGGACAGCGTGCCCGCCGCTTCACGGCGCGGGCCGTCCACCCGGTCTGCCTCGATGTCGATCACGGGCTGGCCGTCCGCGTCGATCCAGAACCGCACCGAGGCAATGCGGATGCGCGGCTCCCAGCGCACCAGCGCCGACACAGCGGCGGACATGGTGCGCAGGCGGGTTGCCGGGTTCAGCGGCTGGTCGATCAGCTCGGGGACCTCGCTGCCGTAGTCGCGGCGCATCACGCGCGAGCCAATCGGCGTGGTGAGGATGTCGCCGATGGACTGCGCCAGGTGCGGCCGGTCCGCGATCGCGCGGCCGGTGCTGCTATTCATGCCGGTCACCGCGTGCCCTCCGTCCAGTCGCCGCCGCGCTGCACGCCCCAGTGGTCGTGCTTGTCCAGGACTACGCCGTTGGACGACAGCTGGCCGCCCTCGTGCGTCAGGTCGCCGGTGATCTTGTTGCCGTGCTCCCCGCCCTGGCCGGCGATGCCGTTCTCATACGCGAACCGGCCTTTGACCGTCACGTCGCCGTCGAAGGTGGTGTTCGGCGCCTTCACCAGCACGTTCGCGGCGGCCTCCAGGAACACCGTCTTGACGCCCTGCACGGTCAGCAGGCCGGCGGCGTGGTCGTAGCTGGTCAGCGCGCCATCCGGGTACAGCGTGACAGTCAGGTTGGGGTCGTTGCTCGGAACGTCGTTGTCGGCGGTCGGGATGCCGCACAGGATGACGGCGTTGGCCGGGTCGCCGCTGGGGCAGAACAGCAGCACCTGCTCGCCCACGGTCGGGGGGTTCCAGGTGCGCGTCCGGCCGGCGCGGCGTTCGGCCCATGGGCGCCATGTGGTGGTGATTCCCCCGGTGCGCACGCGCACGGCAGGCGGCGTGCTGTGGCGCACGTCGGCGATGGTGCCGAGGCGCAGGAGGTTTTCGAGGAGGCGGGCGAGGTCTGCGGTGTCCATGTCCGCAGAGTGCCGGGCGCGCGCGGGAACGTCATGTGCGCGCTGTTGTGGAACTCCGCACTACAACAATGCGGCGCGGTAGGGAGACGGTTTGCGGGATGGCTGTGTGCAGTTCATCAGTTGTTACGGCGCTCGGCTCTGTCTTTTCGTGTCTGTATGTCTTGTTGGAACTTTGCGAAACCGTCTTTTGAGGCTTGGGCGAAAGCGTGGGCGATGAGCAAGAGGAACTCGACCCACTGAGTAAACACCGACGCGCCAATTCCAGCCGTCTGGGCCTGTCAGTAATTTCGTGTTCAAGGCATAACATGCTCCCAAGGAGAATGCATGCCTCGCAAACCGAAAGCCAAGCCGGTGGATCTGCCGGCGATTCCCGCCGAACTGCTAGAGCAGTTCGGCAACGGTCCGATGACGGCCGAAGCCATCAATGCCGCGACGCTGGCCCTCAAGAAGGCCCTGATCGAGCGGGCGCTCGGCGGCGAGATGAATCACCATCTCGGCTATGCGCCTGGCGCCGCCAAGCCGGCCACCTCCGCCAACCAGCGCAACGGCCGTGGCGCCAAGACCGTGCTGACCGAGGACGGTCCGATCCGTATCGACGTGCCGCGCGACCGTGACGGCAGCTTCGAGCCGCTGCTGATTCCCAAGCACGAGCGCCGCTTCACGGGCTTTGACGACAAGATCATCGCGATGTACGCCCGTGGCATGACCGTGCGGGAGATTCAGGGCTTCCTACAGGAGCAATACGGCACCGAGGTCTCGCCCGAGTTCATCAGCTCGGTCACCGACGAGGTGATGGCCGAAGTCACCGCCTGGCAGGCCCGGCCGCTTGAGCCGATGTACCCGGTCGTGTTCTTCGATGCGCTGCGGGTCAAGATCCGCGAGGACGCCGTCGTGCGCAACAAGGCGGTCTACCTCGCGCTGGGCGTGCTGCCTGATGGCACGCGCGACATCCTGGGCCTGTGGATCGAGAACACCGAAGGCGCCAAGTTCTGGATGAAGGTGTTCAACGACCTGAAGACGCGCGGCGTGGGCGATATCCTGATCGCCGTGACTGACGGCCTCAAGGGCATGCCAGAAGCGTTGGCAGTCGTATTCCCGGCGACCACGCTGCAGACCTGCATCGTCCACCTGATCCGCAACAGCCTCGACTACGCGAGCTGGAAGGATCGCAAGGCGCTGGCTGCCGCGATCCGCCCGATCTACACCGCACCGAGCGCAGAGGCCGCGCAGGCCGAGCTCGATGCGTTTGCCGAAGGACCATGGGGGCAGCGATTCCCAACCGTCAGCGCCGGGTGGCGCAACGCCTGGGATCGCGTGATTCCATTCTTTGCGTTCCCGCCGGAAATCCGCAAGATCATCTACACGACCAACGCCATCGAGAGCATCAACGCGCAACTACGCAAGATCATCAAGACCCGAGGCCACTTCCCGACCGACGATGCGGCGACGAAGCTCATCTGGCTGGCGTTGCGTAACATCACGGCGGGCTGGAGCCGTGCCGCTCACGACTGGAAGCAGGCCATGAACCAGTTCGCTATCCTTTACGCGGATCGATTCATTCGTCCTACCGTGTGACTATCAACCCGCCTTGAACACGGAAATTCTGACACCCCCAGCCGTCTGGGCGATTGAGTGAACTATCTCATTCCGCCGGTGATAGAACTCGTTGAGTCGTCGTTGAATCGCTTGTTCGAAGTCATTCTTGCTGTCAGCCCCTACGTTTGATCGCAGATCACCGTTGCTGAACATCGTCTCGCCCAGCTTTCGAAGGCCAATACGCCCCGCCAGCTCCGCAATTGTCTCCCACCGCATGTTGTTCTCATGCTCGCTTACTAGCGGAGGAGAGAATTCCGTTGTATTGCCGCCAATAGGGAACGCTATCAGGGAGCGAAGATGGCGTTCTGCGCCTCCCATCCAAAGAGGATCACCTTTCGGTCGAATCCTGCTCAGTCTCCCGGTTCCTCCGCGCCAATAGGCATCGGTAAATCTTTCTCGTTCGATCTCCGTGAGGTGCTCGTACTCCTGCACCATATTGGAAGCGTATTCTTGAACCTGCTGCCGAATGTATTCCTCAAAGTGAGCAGCCAACAACACGATTGCCGCGGCGGTCATCGTGTTTTGGCCTCCGGGTGGCAGCGCCGGGCGCTGCAATTGGTCTCCGGTGGCGCCTACGATACTCAGCAACGCGACAAGAACCGACGTTTGCCTTTGAAAATCGCGGAGCGCTAGATCGAAGTCAGCCATGGGACTTCATCGCCTCTTGGAACAAGGTGGTCATGGCGGTCATGCGAGCTTTCACGTCGCCCGAAGTATTCGCTCGCCCGCTGAATTGGCTAGCCCCATCCGGTGACACAAGAGCCTCCCAATAGGCCGCTTGAATGGCTGCTCTCTTCTCCAACATGTCGTCTCGCAGATGCCACAGTCGGTCAATTGCCCCCATTACTGCATCGTACATGCTCTCGGATGGACGGGTATTGTCTCGGCCGAGTCGAAATGGTTGACTATCAAATATTTGAATCGCAAGGGAAAAACGTTGCAAATAAACTTCACGCAGGTCTCTAATTACACCTATGGAAAGACTGATTTATTCAGCACGACAGTCATCGTTGAGTGGCTTGTAAGCGTTGTCATGTGCATGGCCAAGAGATGAGTCCGGGATGAAGCGACAGATCAGCTTTGCGGAAGGGGAAAGCCACGGCAAGAAGCGGGTGACGCGCCGCCAGCGCTTCCTGACGGAGATGGAAAGCGTGGTGCCGTGGTCGCGTCTGATTGCGGCGGTCGAGCCGTATTACCCCAAGGGCAAACGTGGGCGGCCGCCGATCGGTCTGGAGCGGATGCTGCGCATCTACTTCCTCCAGCAGTGGTACGGGCTGTCGGACGAGGCGCTGGAAGACGCGCTGTACGACAGCATGGCGATGCGGGCGTTTGCCGGGATCGACCTGGCAGTCGAAGCGGTGCCAGACGCGACCACGCTGCTGAAGTTTCGCCGCCTGCTCGTCGAGCATGAACTGACGCGCAAGCTGTTCGACGAGATCGGCATCATGCTGTGCGAGCGGGGGCTGATGATGAAGGAAGGCACGATTGTGGATGCCACCATCATCGAGGCGCCACCTTCGACCAAGAACAAGGAGAAGAGCCGCGACCCGGAGATGCACCAGACGAAGAAGGGAAATGCCTGGCACTTTGGGATGAAGGCCCATCTCGGCGTGGATGCGGCGTCCGGGCTGGTACACAGCGTGGTGGGCACCGCGGCCAACGAGTCGGATGTGTCGCAAGCGCACGCCTTGCTGCATGGCCACGAAGAGCACGCGTTTGGCGATGCGGGCTACACGGGCGTGGACAAGCGCGACGAGATGCAAGGCAAGTCCGTGAAGTGGCAGGTGGCCGTCAAGCGCGGCAAGATCAAGGCGATGCGTGACGGCGTCGTCAAGGATTTGCTGATCGCCGTCGAGCGGGCCAAGGCCCAGATTCGGGCGCGAGTCGAGCATCCGTTCCACGTCATTAAGAATCTGTTTGGTCATCGCAAGGTTCGCTACAAGGGCCTGACCAAGAACACAGCGCAGTTGTTCAGCCTGTTTGGTCTGGCGAATCTGGTGCTGACCAGGAAGCTGTTGTTGGCCTCAGGAGGGAGCAATCCGTCCTGAGCGCGCAAAGCGCGCCAGGAAAGGGGCGCAAACGAGAGAAAAACGGCTTGAATCGGCCCATCTCTCCCGCATTGCGAAATCCGAGGTCCTTGGCTTGTGCGACATCAAGCGCAAACCTCATTGATCAGCGATTCCCTATGGGTGTTAACAGATTCCGCTCCATACAACGATCCAAAATCGAGCGCATAGAGCCTTTAATGTCCTGCTCACTACGAAGGGCAAAGAATCTGAGGACGATTTGGCAGTCGCCCATTGTTTTGTAAAGCGAGTTTTTTCGTCTCTCTGGTGAATCGAAATCATCCTCGACGTCCGACTCTCGAAACGGCGGAATTCCCCAAACATCGGTAAATGCCCTATCCCTGGCAAGGGATATAATCATGTCGTTGAATTCACCAGAGTAGACAGCATTACGAATCTCCTGTGCGTTGAGCGTTTTCCCTCCGGTGTTCAAGCGCTCAAAAACAAATTTACGTAGTTCGAGGACGCGACTGTTACTTGCATCGCGCAGTGCTGCGCGCGATTCCTTCAACAACACGATCGCAGATAGGGATGCTCGGTCTAGTGTCCGCTTTGTTCGACTCGGCAGTTCTGAGTACGATCGTCCGTTTAGCGGTGCCAATACGCTCAAAGACGACAGGCGAAACTGATTACTGAAGAACTCACGAATAGAAAGGAGGCGCTGCTGGCCGTCCATCACCTCATATCGAGCCAGCTCACCCTCGAATAGGAAAATTGGCGGAACTGGTATGTTCAACAGAAAAGATTCTATAAGGAGGGATTTCTGCTTGCTGCTCCACCTTGAGCGCCGCTGATATTCCGGCCGCAAATTGACAGTTCGAGCCTCATCGACAACATCCTTAATCTGCGGCAACAGGAAGTTGTTTGTTTGATATATCGCCCTAAATGGCGATTCGAGAATTGATTTCTCTATTTCCTCTACTGTTTTAAAGGAAATGATATCGAAATCGGCCTCCTCTGCTCCCTCATCCTCCGCCTCCGCAAAAGGCGCAAGAAGATATGCTTGGGTCATCGTTGACATAGCCACTCCTTATTCGCGAGTCAGCCGAGGAGACTCCTCGGCTCAAGATGCTTTCGCAACCAGAACTTCTCAGATTATGACAGGAGCGGCCAAAAATGGGCAATCATCGGAGCTACAGAGAACGGATTTCGATGTGGGGTGATTTTCAGACTTGTGAGCGATTACGGCGATTTATTTTGCGAGGTGTGAAAGGGCGAGGTCAGCGATACGCTGGACGTCCGCCTCGTCAAGCCCCAGCAGCTCGCGTGCTGGGTATTGGGCGATGGCGCCGCTCTTGTTCACCCGGTCGCGCAAGCCGAAGTGGTGGACGGTGGCGATGCGCTGCGCGTTGCCTGCGAAGCTCACCACTGCAGTGTTGGCGTCGGTCTCCGTCTTCATGTAGCGGGCCAGCCGCAGACGCACGAACATAGCGCGGCGGATGCGGCCGACACGGTGCCGCAGCTGCGGCTTGCGCTGCACGTAGGGGCTGCCATCTGGGTTGCGCTGCTCGGCAATACGGGCGGCCTGGCGCCGGCGCAACTCGACGGCCACAGCCCGCGCCAACACCCGGCGGGCCGGCGCGTCCAGTTTCGTCAGCATCCCGGCCAGCCAGGCCTCCAGCTCGCGGGACTCGCTCAATTTGGCCTCCAGCTCGCCGGGTCGTCGGCATCGTTGACCGGCTCCGGGTGATGCTCGACCTGGTAGCCGCCGCCGGCTGGCTTCACGGTTACGCGCTCGGTCAATTGCAGCTTGATCGACAGGTCGACCGTGCAGTGGTTCAGGATTTCAGCCTCGAAGCGGAACCCGTCGCGGCGCCGCTCGTCGTTGGCGAACAGGTCGGGTTGGTTCGTCCGCAACCAGGCCAGGACCGGGACGACGATGGTGTCCGAGCTGTCCGGGTAGTCGGTCACGATCAGCGTGAGCGTGTACTGGTACTCGAACGACAGCGAGCGGGCGCCGGTGCCGACCACGCGCCCTTCGTCCACGAACACGTGCAGCGCGTCGGGATTGGCGGCCAGGTGCGGCACGCCGGCCGTGAGCGCGTCGCGCAGGCTGGTGAGCTTCATCATGGCGCGACACCCTCCCCGATAACGGTCACGCCCTGGTCGCGCAACAGCTGCTGCAGGGCAGTCAGTTGCTCGCTGTTGGCGTGGCTGTCGGTGTAGTTGTCGGCGACGGTGCCGGCGACGGCAGAGAGCGCAACGCCCGAGGGGGCCGCATCAGCATCGCCGGCACCTGGATCTGGCACTGCGCCGGCGGCGGCGGCGTCGTGCAGCCGCACAAAGCCGCGAGGAACAACGCAGGAAGCATCAGCCTGGATCGGGACATAACGCGGAATCTCCTTGATGATGGTGTCGCCCTTGAGGCGGATCGTTTGCACGCGGTCCACGTACTGCGTGACGGTGACGGTGCTGCCCTGCGCGCCCTTGAGCTGCGTGCGCAGGTCAGCAGCGGCTTTCTCGGCGGTGTCGGCGCGATCGACGGCGGCGGCGTAGCTGTGCGCCAGCCACACGCCCAGGCCTGCGACGGCCGCCAGCACACACAGCACAGCGAACGCGCGGTTCATGCGGCCTCCCGCTCTTCGGCCTGGTAGCGTGCGAAGGCGCGCGCCAGCTTCACGTCGTACAGGTTGTCCTTGTAGGCCGGCCCGTTGTAGAGCGCGGCGAAGGCGGACCACTTCCCGCCCGTGAGCGCCTTGTGCAAGGCGGGGTCACTGGTGACGAACCGCACGAAGGCGTCGAGCTGCGCTCCCTCGCCGCTTTGCATGGCGTCCGCGAATGCCTGCACGCTCGGATACCCCAACCGCTCCCAGTGGTATCCCATGACTTGAAACAGCCCCCAGCTCGCCGACGCAAGGGCGCAATCGCGGTCGATGGCGATGGCCTGAGCGAGCCGCATGTGCTCCCCGACCTTGCCCACGTAGCCGCCACGGCTCGGGTTGACGATGTTGGGATACCGGGCCGCGAGCGCGTCCGCATCCTGGTCGGCCTCGCGCAGCTGCCGGTACATGACGTGCCGCTCGAACAGGATCACGGGCCGTCCGTCCGGCAGGAACCCGCTCCCCCGGCTCTCAACCTCGTTGACCGCGCGCACCGCCGCCAGGGGCACGCCCAGCGTACCCGCCGCGCGTTGCAGATCCGCCGCCGTCAGGTGCCCGGGCTGGCGGGCGCCCATGCGCAGGGCTTGAACGGTCTTGGGGCCAGCGATGCCGTCCACGACCAGGTCGAAACAGGCTTGCGCCGCGCGCACGGCCGCGGCGGTGGCCGCGTCATATTCCCCGGTGTCAGTTGCCGAGAAACCACGGCCGGCCAACAGACGCTGCAGCTCGCGCACCTCGGCGCCGGTGCTGCCTGGTTTCAGGATCGTCATACGGACCTCCGCAGCAAGCGCACGAGCCAGGACGTGTCGGCGCCGCCGCCCATGCGGAACAGTTCCACCACGTTGCCGCGCACCGAGAAGACGGCCAGACACAGGATGGCCGTGATGCCGTTCTGCGCCATCAGCGCCCAATCAAAGCGGCCGAACAGCACGCCGATCGGCACGGCGCCGGCCAGCACGATCAGGGCGTAGGCGAGCCGCGACGCCCACGGGCGGTGCGCCGCGCCGTCGCGCGTGAACAGCAGCAGGCGCAGCGCGATCAGCGCGCACAGCACCGACTGCACGATGAACAGGGCATTCACGGTTGGTTTCCTCCACGGTTGTCGCTGCTGCCACCCCGCAGGGCGGCCAACAGCTTGTCGCTGTTGTCGGCCGCGCGGATCAGCGCCAGCAGCAGCCGCACCATCACCGTGGAGGCCACCAGCGCGCCCACGGCCTCGCTGACTTCGGTGTTGGCGGGCAGCGCCCGGGCGATCAGGGACGCGGCGAGCGGCGCCGACAGGACGCCCGCCACGATCGACAGCACGAGGAAGGACAGCTTCTTTGCGACCGTCAGTTCGCCCGAATTGAGCGCGAAGACGGCCGCGCCGGCGAAGGCGCCAAGCACAGTGCCCGGGTCCACGCCAGGCAGCAGGGAAACCGCGCCTACGCTGGTGACGGCAACGGCGGCGGCGGACGTACCGGTTGCGATGGGTTCAGCCATATGGATTCCTTGGGTTCAGTCCCACAGCTGCACCGTCTGCGCGGCCTGCCGCTGCGGGGAAATGTCGGGCAGTACCAGCTCGGTCCCGTGCGGCAGGATCGGTCCCAAGTCGGCAATGCCGGGATTGGCGGCCAGCACGGCTTCCGTCACGCTCGCCGTGCGGCCGTACACCCGCCGGCAGATGGCGTCGATGGTGTCGCCCTGGATGGCCCGCACGCGCATCAGATCAGCTCCACGGTGGTGCGCGCAGCGCCGGTGATGTCGCTGACTGCCCAGCGCGCATCGCGGCGCAGATCGTCCACCGAGGTGTTTTCCGCCTCGGCCTTGCGGTCCCCCGCGGCGGTGGCGTCGAACGACCGGTACCGCTCCATCAGCCAGGCCGCCGCCGTGCAGTGGACCGCACGCAGGTAGCGGTGCACGTGGCGGCTCCGGCCGTCGATCCACTGCCCCGGCACTGCGCCCAGCTCCGTGAATCCGGCGGCAAGCTGCTGCGCCTTCCATGCCGCCAGTTCATCGTTGACGGACAGCGCGGCGTCGACCAGCGCGGCGCGCAGGCGTTCGGGCGTGACGGTGCCGTCCAGGCGCATGGCGGCGCAGGCCTGGTCGACGTCGATGTCCGGGAAAAAGCCGTCGTTGCCGATCGGCTGCCCGCCGGGTTGCGCCGGCGTCGGTACGGGTGCTGCTGCGATGAATGAGGACATGGTCTGGATGAGCTGGGAGGCGGTGGACGGGGCGACGATTCGCGGCACGCCGGAAGGTCGCCCCGTGCCGCCTGATGCGCGGGGTCACGCTCGGTATCAGCTGCGGCCGTCGCCCTCCTTCGCGTCGGCCTTCGCTGTGTTCTTGATGTCGCGCTCAATGCGCTCGATGTCTTTCTTGACGCCGCACTTGTCGTGCAGCTCCAGAGCGCGGCGCAGATGCGTTAGCGCGTCCATGCGCCGGGACACGGCCTCCGGACCGGTGGCCACCTCCGCCAATGCGGCGCAGGCGTAGCCCATCGCCTTGTGCAGCTTGGCGCGCACCTCGTCCGGCATGTCCTCGGCCGCGACCAGCTCGGCCACCTCGTGCAGCGTGGTCACGTCCACCGGATCGCCGGCCTCGATGCCCTTCAGGGCCATGTTGGCGAACTCTTCGGCGATCAGGCAGGCCGTGGTGCGCTGGTACTGGTCGGGCATCTCCAGCTTGTGCCGGATCGCGTAAGTGGCCAGCTCCAGGGCGTCGGCGAAGTTACCGACATCGATCAGCCACACCATGACCGTCATGAACACCTCGTCCTGCGTGCCCGTGTCGGCCTCCAGCACGCCACGGACCCAGGCCGCGTACTCGGGCAGCAGCTTGCGCTTGAGCTCCGCCTTGCGCTCGACGGACTGCACCTGCTTGAGCTGGCGCTTGTGCTCGGCCAGTTGCGCCAGCATCAGCTCCTGGCCGGTGGCATAGCGCAGCGGGTTGGAAGCCTGCGCGGCCTTGGCCGCCGAGGCGGCCGTCACGCGCAGGAAGTGGTTGCGGGCCGGGCTGGTCATGCTGCCGCCGCCAGTTCGATGTTCTCGGCCATGGCTGCGCACGCCAGGTCTTCGATCACGTACGCGTCGTTGCTCGACTCGTAGTTCTCGATGCGATCGCGCTTCGCGTTGTCCAGGATCGTGCGACGGCGCGCGTTCTCCTGGTAGTAGATGGACAGGTTGTCCAGGCGCGTCACCAGCAGGCCATTCGCCGGGAAGTACGGCACGCGCACCGCCTGCAGGTTGCCGATGCGCTTCTGGCTGATGATGAGGTCGGCCGCGATCTGCTGGACCGGGTCGCGGTCTTTGTTCACCAGCGGGAAGTACTTGTCGGCCAGCAGGTTGCGACCACACAGCACGACCAGCTCCGGATCCTCGGCGTACCACGGCTCGACCAGCTGGTTCACGACGTCGAACACCAAGGCGTCCAGGTTGCCGTAGTCCCCACCCGCGCCGACGATGATCTTGCCGGCCGCTTTTTTTCCTTCCTCCATGACGCGCTGCGGCGCCTGTTCGCGCAGGTTCTGCAGCCAGCCTTTGTTCACGTCCTGGAGCATCGGGTTGACCACCCGATTGGACGTGGCGGCTCGGCTGACACCGTTGAAGCCGATCATGATGCGATCCAGCGCCTGGCGCTTGATGATGGCGTCGCGGATCCGGGTCTGGAAGTCGGGGAACTTGGCCCAGGCGTCCAGCCTCTGGTAGGTGATGTGCGTGTCGGAGTTGGTCTGCTCGCACCGGTAGCGGCGGCCGTCCAGCGTGGCAATGTCGGAGGTCTGCCGGTCCTGCTGGGTGGTGTCGGTGTTGCTTGCCACCGGGCCCGACACGCCCAGGCCGATCTTTTCGGCTTCCTGTTCGGGCACGCCATAGAAGTTGATGCGGGTCAGGAAATCGCTCGACTCCTGAACCTTGGTCTCCAGCTTCTGCTGGACGCTCGGCGCGACGCTGAACTTCTCATCAACGCGAGCCACGCCGTTGAGCTTGGCGATTGCGTCCTTGTAAGCCGTGAAGAGGCGGCGGGTTTCGTTGCGCATTGTGTTGACTCCGGTGTGTGGTCTGGTTGGTGTGCTGCGGGCCGGTGGCCGGGTCAGCAATCGGTCGTGATGGGTGCGCCGGCGCCACCCGTGGCCGGCGGGCGGGCGGCGTAGGTGTCGGTCTTCTCGAGCTGGGCTTTCAGCACGTTGAACTGCTTGTCGCGTTCCGCGCCTTGGCTGCTCATGGCGGTCAGTTGGTCGGTGACGGCCTTGAGCGCCGTACTGAACTGCTCGCCGGTTGCCTGCACCTGCTGTGCGACCGCCTGCACGGCCTCCTGCACGTCGGCGAAGCGGGCGTCCGCGTTGGTGTCCGACCGGCGCTGCTTGGAGAACAGGCGCTTGATGCTGTCGGCGAAGTTCGTGGGCACGGGCGTTGCCGTGTAGTTCGTCACCTCGGGCGAGAAGTCGAACGACACCTCCACGGCTTCGGTGAACAGGTTGTCCGGGTTCTGCTTGCGTGCGGCGAGCGGGTTGGTCTTGGCCTTGGCACTGAACTGCAGGACTTCGCATCCCAGGCTTGCCGGGTTGTCGGTCACGGCGAGGCCGACCAGGTAGGCCTCGCCGGTGTCGGCGAAGCTCGGGTTCAACTCCATAGAGGCAAAGATTTTCTGGCGAGCCTTGGTCATGGCAACCAGATCGTCCGTGGGGTCGATCTGCGCATACAGGCCGAGCTTGCCGCCCTCCTCCTCGGTCTTCAGTGCGGTCACGTCGCCGTAGGCCTTGAACGGGCCGGTCGGGTCGTAGCCTCGGATGTGCTCCAGGTTGACGCGCGCGGTGTAGACCTTGGGGTCATAGTTGGTTGCAATCTCGACCAGCGTTTCGCGGTCGATCACGCGACCGTCGCTCGTTGCGCCTTCGGTGGCGACGCGGTAGAACTTGGTGCCCTTGGCCATGGTGTCCTCTGTGGTCAGTAGTTCGGTGGTGTTGCCATCTTCAGCGTGCGGCGTCGCGCGGACAACGCGTTGATGTTGTTGGATCGCGCGCCACAACAGGCCGCGCGTGGCACGCGCACGCGTGACCGGTAGCGTTGCGGCATGACTACGCTTCCGCCTCTCACCTCGCTATCGATCGACCCCGAAAAGGACCCGCGACGCATCGCGCGCACGCTGTACTGGCAGGGCTACCGCGTCGCCCGCATCGCGGAAATGCTGGGTGTGAAGCCAGTGACGGTGCACAGCTGGAAGCGCCGCGACGGGTGGGACGCGACGGATGCGGTGGAGCGCGTGGCGTCCAGCATCGAAGAGCGCATGGCCCAGCTCGTCGCAAAAGAAGTGAAGGAAGGCCGGGACTACAAGGAAATCGACCTGCTCGGCCGACAGATGGAGCGCATGGCGCGCGTGCGCCGGTACGAGGCCAGCGGCAACGAAACCGACCTGAACCCGAAGATCGCGAACCGCAACAAGGGGCCGCGCAGCAAGCCCGAGCGCAACGCGATCAGCCCTGAGGAACAGACGCAGCTCCTGAAGGCCTTCCGCGACTCGATGTTCGATTACCAGCGTGTCTGGTACGAGGCGGGGCAGGTCGAGCGCATCCGCAACCTGCTGAAGTCGCGGCAGATCGGCGCCACGTGGTACTTCGCACGCGAGGCGTTCATCGACGCGCTGACCACCGGCCGCAACCAGATTTTTCTATCGGCCAGCAAGGCGCAGGCGCACGTCTTCAAGCAGTACATCGTCCAATTCGCCAAGGACGCGGCCGGCGTCGAGTTGAAGGGCGACCCGATGGTGTTGCCCAACGGGGCGACGCTGTACTTCCTCGGGACCAACGCCCGCACCGCGCAGAGCTACCACGGCAACCTGTACTTCGACGAATATTTTTGGGTGCCGCGCTTCCAGGAACTGCGCAAGGTCGCCTCCGGCATGGCGATCCACAAGCACTGGCGGCAAACGTATTTCTCCACTCCGTCCAGCCTGTCACATGAGGCCTACCCGTTCTGGTCCGGCGCACTGTTCAACCGCGGCAAGGCCAAGGACAAACAGGTCAAGATCGACGTGAGCCACGCCGCGCTGCGCAACGGCATGCGCTGCGCGGACGGCCAGTGGCGCCAGATCGTAACGGTAGAGGACGCGCTGCGCGGCGGCTGCAACCTGTTCGACATCGACCAGTTGCGGCTGGAGTACAGCGAACTCGATTTCGCCAACCTGCTGATGTGCGCGTTCATTGACGACAACGCGTCCGTTTTTCCGCTCTCGATGCTCATGCGCGGGATGGTGGACAGCTGGGAGGAATGGGAGGACTTCCGGCCGTTCGCGCCGCGGCCGTTCGGCGACCGGCCTGTGTGGGTCGGCTACGACCCCAACGGCGGCGGCGGCGACAGCGCTGCGCTGGTGGTGGTCGCCCCGCCGCTGGTGCCGGGCGGCAAGTTCCGCGTGCTGGAGCGGCACCAGTTCCGCGGCATCGACTACGAGGAACAGGCAGGCGCCATCCGCCGCGTGTGCGAGCGGTTCAGCGTGGCCTACGTCGGCATCGACCGCACCGGCATCGGCGATGCGGTGTTCCGCCTGGTGCAGAAGTTCCGCCCGGACGCCGAAGGCTTCACCTATTCCGTGGAGGTGAAAACCGGCCTGGTGCTCAAGGCGCACGACGTGATCAGCAAGGGCCGGCTGGAGTTCGACGCCGGCTGGACAGACTTTGCCGCGTCGTTCATGTCCATCAAGAAAACCACCACCGCCGCCGGCGGCCGGGTCACCTATCAGGCCGGCCGCTCGGAGGACACCAGCCACGCCGACCTGGCGTGGGCCTGCATGCATGCGCTTTCGCACGAACCGCTCGAAGGCGTCACCACCACCAATACCAGCATCCTGGAGATTTCATGAGCCGCAACAAGACCCGCCGCGCCGCGCGCGCGGCATCCGCCCACGTGCGCACCGCCAACACAGAAGCGCCGGCCGAGCGCCACACCGACCGGGCCGCGCAGGCCGAGGTGTTCTCTTTCGGCGATCCCGTCGAAGTGCTGGACCGGCGCGAGCTGCTGGATTACGTCGAGTGCATGCGTATGGGCCAGTGGTATGAACCGCCCATGCCGTGGGATGGCCTCGCGCGCTCGTTCCGCGCCGCCGCGCACCACAGCTCGGCCGTCTACGTGAAGCGGAATATCCTGGTCAGCACGTTCATCCCGCACCCGCTGCTCTCGCGCGCGACGTTCGAGCGCCTGGTGCTGGACTGGCAGGTGTTCGGCAATGCGTACCTGGAGCGCCGCGAAAACGTGTTGGGTGGAACGATCCGGCTCGACACGCCCCTGGCCAAGTACGTGCGCCGGGGGCTCGACCTGAACACCTATTTTTTCGTGCAGAACTGGCAGCAGCCGTACATCTTCGCCACCGGCTCAGTGTTCCACCTCCAGGAACCGGACATCAATCAGGAAGTGTACGGCCTGCCGGAATACCTGTCCGCGTTGAACGCCACGTGGTTGAACGAATCGGCCACACTGTTCCGACGGCGGTATTACAAGAACGGCTCGCACGCCGGCTTCATCCTGTACATGACCGATGCCGCGCAGAAGCAAGAGGATGTCGACACGCTGCGCGAGGCGATGAAGGGCGCCAAGGGGCCGGGCAATTTCCGCAACCTGTTCATGTACGCGCCCAATGGCAAGAAGGACGGGATCCAGCTGCTACCGGTATCCGAGGTGGCCGCGAAGGACGAGTTCTGGAACATCAAGAACGTCACGCGCGACGACCAGCTCGCCGCGCACCGCGTGCCGCCGCAGCTCATGGGCATCATCCCGAACAACACCGGCGGATTCGGCGACGTGGAGAAGGCTGCGAAGGTGTTCGCGCTCAACGAGGTGAAGCCCCTGCAGAACCGCCTGTTGGCGATCAACGATTGGATCGGTGACGAGGTGGTGCGGTTCGCGCCGTACGCGCTGGGCGGGCAGGATCAGCCCGCCGCAGCGCCTGGCGGTCAGAAGTCGGCGTAACGCGGCAGCAGCCCCTGGTCGACCAGCCGCACCTCGATCTTGTTGGCGATCCTGACGTGCTCGGGGTTCAGGTCGGAAAACGGCGCGTCGGTCACGCTGACAATGATCGTGCCGGCCTGCCGTTTCTTTTCGCCCAGCACCGGCAGCAGCGCGCCGGCCTCGGGCACCTGTTGCACGGTGATCGCCTGGGGGAGATACAGCATCCAGCCGACACCGGGACGGTCCTTGAACACGGGGTCATAGAAGTCCGGCCCGACCGACACGAACAGCGGGCGCCAGATGTCGATCATCGCCCGACACGCCGCCAGGGCGTGGTCGTAGGCCAGGAACCCCGCGCTGCTCGTCTCGAAGTTCACCATGCTCGGACGGTTCGCCTCAATGTAGACCAGCCCCATTGTCGCGCCGTCCAGGCCTTCCTCGCCGTTCCAAAGGCCGATCGTGCGGGTGATCGGCGGTTTCTCTCGCCCCTTGTTGCGCTCGCGCAAGACCGCTTCGGCGGCCGGCGCCGGGCCGTCATCTTCGAAGGCGCCGTACTGCAGCGCTTCATCCATGTTGGCGCCGCCGAGAAGCCATTTCTTCATGTGCGGGGACAGACCGCCGATTCGCTCGCGCAGCTGGAACAGCGCATTGAGGTTGTCATGCAAGGTCTGCGGGTGCGCCAGATCGGCCCTGTACTGCGCGCGGAACTGGACGTTGAGCGGCGGCTTTTTCATGGGGTGTAGTGGTGCGGAACGCTGGGCGCGGCGGCGCTCAGGATCCGGGAGAAATAGCGGTAGCTGGTCGCCTGCTGCCAGTGCCATTCCAGCCGGACAGGCGGCTTCGGGCTGGCGGCCAGGTCCTGACGCACGATTTCCGCGATGATGTCCTCGACGTTGTAGGCCCACCAGCGCAGCGGCCGGCCCCACTCATCGAAAAACTGGTCGTATCCGGCCTTGGCCTCTTTCAGCAGGCACGCGCCCGACGTGAAGCCGTCGAACCGCACCGCGTTGAACATCCATTCGATGATGTGGTTCGGCCCCGATGGCATGCCGCAGATGCGGGCCTGATAGTCCACCCACGGCAGGCGCCTGGGAAAGGTGCGCGTGAACGGCACACCTTTGTCCGGCGGGCACTCCGGGCACTTCTTCCGTGCCTGGGCCTTGGTTTGTGCGTCGGTCTGCGCGACCGGCGAGCTTTTGGCCTTGTCCGCCGCTTCCTTGCGTTTGCGGATCGCGTCGCGCGCGGCCTCGCCGGTGGCGCCGGCCGCCGCGCCGAAGCCGAGTGCCGCCAGGGCGCGCGCTGCGGCTGCCTCAATCAGTGGGACGGCTGCACCCGCCATCAAAGACCCCCTTCCAATTTGCGTTGCATGACGGCGGCCATGTCGTCCAAGCGCTGCTCGGGCGTGCCGGGCCGCTCGCGCAGGAACGCATCGACTACCGGGTCCGAGATCCAGGCCGGGGCATCCGCCGCCAGGTACAGCAACCAGACGACGTGCGGCGTAGACGTGAAGCCCAGGCGTTCGGCGTGGTCGTAGGCAGCCAGCATGCGATCCAAAACGACCTGGCCGCCGGGCTCCGCCGCCGCCGCGGGATGATCGGTCACGAACTGGTCGCGCACGGCCATGACGAAGTGCCGGGCGTCGTAGGCCTGTAGCGCCTGCCATTGCTCGTCGTTAAGCGTCAGCATGGTCTCTCCCGATCCACACACGCTCGCCGTCGCGCAGCATGTGCCATTCATACAGGTGGGCGAAGAACGCTTGCAGCTGGCCGCCGTCCAGCACTTCGACCAACCTGACCAACACGCGCGGGTCCCAGAAACGAAGCAATGCGGTGCGGCCGTCAGGCAGGCGGACGTCGAGCTGCTGGCGCAGCAGCTCGGCCAGGCCGGGGAGATCCGTCTGCGCGATCAGCCAGGACACCGCCGGCGCCCATGTCTCCATGCGGCCCAGATCGCTCACCAGCTCGGTATCCGCCTGCTCGACATCGACCAGCCAGGGGCCGGCATGGGCCAACGGCGCATCGGCCGTGCCCTCGAACAGCGAGGCCATGCAGGACCGCGGCAGGATCGGCCGGCCGATCTGCAGCTGGTATTGCGCACCATCGACCAGCGCGTACAGGCGCAGCGCCGGCACGCGCGTGCGCAGCCCCGCCAGGCGCTCTATCACGTCGCTGGCCATCTCACCCCCGTATGACGGTGCTGGAGCCTGTCGTCGCGGCCTTGAGTAAGCACTCAAGACACACGCCCGAGCTTGTCGGTGCGGCGATGGCCTTCGCTTCTGCGATGGCGTCCGCCGGAACGGGCACACCGTCCTCGACACGCGCCGCAATGGTCTGGAATTGCGTGGCGATCAGTTGGGCGCCGCATGCGGTTCGGTCGCCGTGCCGCGCGTAGGTCTTGCCTGCGCCGTCGAAAACGATGCCGTTGCCCCGGAGGATGTGAAAGGCGCCACGGCATTTCGGGCAATAGGTCAGGTCGCCCTCGCGGACCATGGCCTTACCACCGACCGTGCTGCTCAGGTCGCCGGTGATGACCTGGCCGCCGTGGGTGGTGCTGTCCCCGATGACGATCAGGGGCTGGTTGCTCGACAC